TAGCCTCTGTGCAGAGCGTGAACCGTTGCCCTAATTCTAAGTTGCGGACTCCGAAGCTGCTTACCTCTGCCATACCTCCGTAAGGCGCGATTGAATGACTTATAACATCGAAATCGGCTATGCTGTCAACATGACTGTCTGAACCTACCGTTGCGGTTTTAGTCGCAAGGAATAGGTTCGCAGATGCAATGCGGATAAACACGCGCGGTTGTTTTCCGAGTTTTAAGTAATTTGAGGTTATATTTGATTTAAGGGCTAACAAATTATTCATCCTCTAAAAAGTCTAATTTTAAAATTAATAACAAAAACCATGCATGTAATTTTAAATATATGTCCGCTGAAATCATCGATGATTTATCTATTTTATTTATTATAAATCCTATAAGATCAATAATGGTTCTCAATATTTTCTTTTTCAATTTATCACCTCTAAATTAACGCTTATTACCCAATACGGTGTGTTGCTTGCAAATTTTATATTCGGTGTAACCATTATCGCCGTTCTCGAAACGCTATCGCTGTCAACCCAAGTGAATTGTTTACCGCCTTTTATCAATTCAAAAAATGCGAGCATATCAGTAAAATCTAGTTCGGTTGCATGATCTTTCCAAATAAAAGCCGTAAATGGATAGGTTAATATCGAATCCCCCCTATTATCCGAAAATGGGGTGCCACCATAAGCTCTACCGTGAACGTCTAATAATAAGAGTTCTGGGCTATCCTCTTTTAAATGAGCCGGGTTCGTGAAGGTTATCGTAGTCGTTAGATATGTCCATGTATGATTAGCCATGAATTAATAGGCTCCCTGTAAATTGTAATTCCTGATTACTCTTTTGATTCTTTCAGCTAATTGAATATCACTGTCTCTTGACATTGCGTCTTTTTCGGAGTTATTAAAATTGATAGTCAGTCCGCCGCCGTTGGGAATTATTTGTCCGGATTGTTTGGGCGCGAAGAGTTCCGGGCCGTTCTCGCCAACTACATAAGCTTTGCCTGTATTAACTTCACCGCCGGAGGCTTTGAAACCGCCAAATATAAAATTCCTTGCACCCCCGACCAGTCCACCACCGCCGAAAAGGTTTAACAATCCGAAAATAGCTGCCCTTGCCGCAAGCTCCGTCACCATTACCTCCAGCATCCGCCTGAAATTATTTGCTATATTTTGAAACGCATTTCCAGATTGAGAAACTGAATTTGCAAGAACGTTTGACATGGTATCGGCAAAATTTAACCAGCCCTGGGATAATTGTTTGGTTTCCTTATTTGTTTTTTCAAGATAGGTATTTAATTTTAATAAATGGTCGCCGGAAGTCTTTAATAAACTATCTCCTTGCATACCAAGCCGAGGCGTGTTCATGCCAGCCAGTCCACCGCTTGTGTAAGCATTTGAACCACCGCCGAAAGCGAGGTCTATTCGTGATGCTTGTAAATTAGCTGCATTCCCCGCAAGCCATTGCTGATAAGCGGTTGGAGCAGTTACCCCACCTAAATTTAAGCCGCCGCCCCCTCCTCCGCTGCTTACCGCTCTGCCCGGTGAGGGCAATGTCATTTTTAGCCCGGTTGAGTTGCTTGGTAATACTCTGGAGTTCTGATTTTTATTGCCACGTGCTCTTGAAATGAAATCGGCTGTCGCATTTTTACCGGACGCTATATTATTGTATTGAGCGCCCTTTACTGTCATTGCAACCGCGCCTGCTCCAGCCGCAAGCAGTATTCCCCATTGTCCTAAAGGAGTAACCGATATTACTCCGATTGCCTTAGCGATAGTCCATAAAGCCACGCCGGACGCCACGAGGTTTTGAACCACAACGCCGGTTATAAATACGGCTAATGCAATTGTCAATCCTTCACGGTTTTTCCAGATTAATTCCAAAGCTTTGCCTATTTTCTCAAGAGTATTTTCGACCTTTGCATTTATTAAGGCTTCATGAGATGCAACCCATTCCCTTACTTTTACGGCTGATTCGGTTGCTTTTTCAACATATTGAGTCATTAAAGGCAGCAGTCCCACCATGCCTTCTTTGCCGACTCCGATTATTCCGGTTTTAAGTTTTCCTACTGCATCACTAAAATCGTCCGCTGCCTTTGCCTCTTTATCAGTCCAAGTGTTTCCGAGCCTGTCGCTTTCTTCATAAAGGTTTTTTAATTCCTGTGTTGTCAGCTTCATAATTGGCAAAAGCTCTTGCGCGTTTCTTGCCCCGAATATCTTTTGAGCTATTGCAAGCTGTTCGGTTCCGTTTTTTACCTGATTAAGTTTTCCAGAAACCTCAATAAACATGTCCCCTTGTGATTTAAGCTGACCGTTATTGTCTTTTACGCTTATGCCAAGAGTTTTGAAAATGGCAGCATTCTTATACATTTCGGCGGACATATAGCGAGAGGCTTTAGTTATAGCTTCAATTGAGGAACCTGCCTGTTTTGCGACATAATCATACCGGGATAGTTCTTTGACGCTGATATTGGTTTTATTCGACATGTCAAGCCATGCTTCACCAGTATGTCCTATTTTCAAAGCAAGAAGTCCGAAACCGCCTGCAAGGCCGCCGATAATAGCAGTAAGCTTTATAGCCTGCCCCTTTAGTGTATCAAAGGCTTTTCCTGCCTGCTTGACATTGTAATTGACTTTCCTGATTTCGGCTTTCATGTCCTTATCGAGAGTCGATTTTAATCCCAGCGTTACAAATAAAGACCCGACCGATTTTGCCATTATGTCCTCATGGATTTTTCAAGCTATTCAATAATTCTTTTGCTTTTTGCGGCTGCTGCGCTTTTTCAATCTCTTCTTTTTCAATCTCTTCTTTTTCAATCTCTTCTTTTTCAATCTCTTCTTTTTCGATATCAGATTTAACTTTAAGGTATGCAATCCATTCTGTTAATTCCACGCTTGAAATGTTCCTTAATAATTGCTTGACTGTCATTCCAAAAATTTCGGCAATCCTGAAATAGATTATTCGCTCTGAATTGCCGCTTCGGAGTTTTTTGCTTTTTCAGTAACCGCTTCTTCGCCGAT